GCTTTTTGCCGCAACAACGCCTAGTCCTACTATAGCGGCTGATGTTGCTAGCATAGCATATCCTAATCTAGCTTGTATCATTCCAGCATAGTACGTAGCTCTGCTATTCATATCAGCAAATGTAGTGGCTACATGTGCTTTTAGAGGCTCTGCTCCAACAAGCCTCATTGCTACATTTATAACAGCTTCTGCTTTAGACATAATGTTTTCCTATCTGTAAAACCCTGACTCTTTTAATTTATTTTCAACCCAGTTAACCATAATATCTCTCATATGATTTGCATTTTTTTGAGTGACAAAACTCCATGGTCTTCCTGGAATTTGAACACCGCCTACTCCTTCAATAAAAGTACCTCTAGGTCTGTCGTGTATAGGCGCATACTCTAATGATGATCCGAATACGGCATAATTTGTATGGTAACTTATAAAAAAATCACCACTATTTGCTGTAGCAGAACGCATTAGACGACCGGTCAAATGCAAGATATTATGAGGACCATGTCTCGCAATAGTCACAGGAGAAAGTTTTTTCCATTTAGGTTTTCCTTGTTGGTCAAATCTTTCTTGTATGACTTCTCTTGACATATAATCAATAGCGGCCTCTTTCAAAGGAACTTTCATACTTCTTGTTTTTCTTTGAAAGCTAGATATAGCTCTTCTAACTTTAGACCAATCAACTTGAGCTTCGAAGTGTATCTTTCCTCCGCCTCCCATGCCTCCTGCAAGAACTCTTGGGTTTGATAATTTTGGTCTACCCATTATTATCTCCTTCTCGGCGCATCTGCTCTAGCTTGCTCTTCTGCATTTATTTTATCTATCTCTGATTGTATAATAGAGAACATTTCAAGATCTCTTTTAGGTTGATCGTAGAACTGGTTTATAGTCCAATGAAACAACTTACACATATGAAAGACAGTCATTATCTCGGGCGGATGTTTCATGCCAGCCTTAGAAGCAGAGGCACGCACCGCCCGTCTTAGTTTTTTACTTGTTCAGGTGTTAAATTATTAAAGTTGGTAGCTTCAGCTATAAGTTTACTAACAAATGCTCCTGATAAAGAATTTAAAACATCTTTTGTTATAGCTAACTTGTTACCTTCTGAGTCAGTAAGAGTCCAATCGCTAATTGTTGCTTCTAAAAACATATCGATAGAATCTAACTCATGTCCATCTTTAGCCATTCCAGCTACCTGTTTCTGCACTGCATAAGTAAAGCTTTTGAAAGTGATTTTCTCACCATCAACATCTATTACTTTTGTTTCTCCTAAGTATGATTTTGTCATGTTTACCTCCCTGAGGTTATGCGAGGAAGTTGTGACACTCCCTCGCTAGTTTTATATCGTTGTATCTGATGTAATAGCACGAACTCTAACTTCATTTTTGTAGTCAGGGTTACCTTGATCGTCATCAAAAAGAGCGACGAATGGCATATCGTGATATATTAAATCAGGACCACCAACATTCGGAGTAGTGCCAGTAAACACTATTCTTGGTAAGTCTATTTGTAATACGTGTGCTTGAGTACCTGCGGCCATGTCATCTGAAGTGAATGTTAACTTCAGAGCAGTTTCTGTACCAGCAGTATACTTTCTGTACATTCCTAAGTCATCAAACTCAAGATTTAATGTACCAGTTACATCTCTAAATCCACCACGTGGTATCGCAACTCTATATCTAGAGCCCAGCGCACCTTTATCTTCGTTGAGATTGTTATTAATAGTAAGAGAGAATCCTGCAACTTCTTGCGAAACTCCATCTATTACAATAACGCCTTCATCAAATGTTAAAGGATTGAGAGCTGATATATTTGAACCAGCATCGGTTGGATTAGCTTGTACTGCTGTTTCAGTTTTTCCAAGAAAACTAAACGTAGCAGTCAAAGGATCGCCAACAGAACAATTAAGTACCATCTGGTTGATTGTACAACCACGATAGGTAAATGTTCCACCAGCAATACCACTTCTACCTATTTCTAAAGCTAGACCTACAGGCAGTGAGCCGCTAGGATATATATCGTGAACATAGAAGCCTGAACCACTAGGACCAGCAGTAGCACCTCTACCCAAAGCATGTTTGAGTAGTGTGTACATTCCTACAGGCTGTACTTCTACGTTTAAATCTCCACCTACACGCTCAGCGCCTTCTCTCCATATATTTCTAGCTGTTTTGCCAGATATGGAATCTGTCATAACTACATTTCTTTCTAACGCTAAACTCTCCGAAAGAAAAGGAATGAAGTTATCTATTGTTGGGGTTCCAGATGCCCATACAGTTTCTTCTGCGAAACCTACTTGAGCATTAGAACCAACAGCGCCTACATTTGCCATTTATTACCTCCTATTTAACTTGATCTCGCAAACCCAAGCTTAGTAATTAACTCAACTTCAGCGCCAAGAACTGGCGTGTTGTTGTAATTCCCTTGCGAGAATGTTTTAGTTACTGTTTCACTTTGGTATGCGACACCACTAATCGACATATCTGACTGAATAATGTCGTCTATTGTTTTTACTATACCTTCAACACTTGAAAGGCCATTTAAATATCCAGACTGTCCAGTTGCAACACGATCTAATACAGTCAAACGTATTGTACATATAGCTGTCTTGTTGCCACCCGATCTGCCTGCGAATGTTCTCCATTCTTCATCGACTCTATCGAGGGTAACAGTAATAGCTGGCCAATCTGAGACTTGTGGTATATTACTACCTGTATAGATATTTCTATCTTTTACAGCAGTAAGTCTTCTGTCTTGTTTTAGTCTTGTAACAACTTGTGTTATAAGATTTGAATAACTCGGAGTAGCCATATTAACACCTACGTATTGTATTTATCTTGTTCGTCTGATATTTTATCATCACTTACTTCCCAGGCACTCTCATCTCCTTCGTCAAATATAGGTTTATATTTAAGCGTTGAAGAGAGAATTCCAGTTTGACCTTTTGGTTGAATAACATTTCCAGAAGCATCAAGTATGTCTGCTTTTCCACTTACAATTTCTTCCAGCATCTTTAGCGCATCGTCTTTGAAGGCACGGACATAGTTTTGTTCATTGTCGTTTACTTCTATCTTAAGTCTCTTAAGAATACGATACGCAGCCAGATTAGCTGAAATATCTGTAAGGATTGGTGGCGCAGTTGACTGAGTAAATGGCACATCGTAACGTGGTGATAGACGTGTATCGATATAGTTATCTACCTTCTCAATAAAATACTCAGCAGTACTATCGTCAACAATCTCATCAGTCACCAAGCTAAGCATCTGTCGGACATCATCATCCGGAGTGCTATAATCATATGTTCTTGCCATGTTACCACCTTTTTATTTAATACTCCAGGTCTCCAAACCTGTCTTCGTTATTGTGAAATCAATTATTTGGCACCCATTCTCACGCATAACATCCGCTATATCAGGTTTAAGTTTCCAGTCACAGTAGACGATTAATACTCCACCGCCACCTGCACCTGTCAACTTGAGACCTTCTGCACCAGCGTCATAAGCCAAGTCTGCTAGTGCGTCTATTTCTTTGTTTGATACTTTCGAAGAAAGCTGTCGCTTGTTATCCCAGTCTAACGAAAGTAGATTGCCGAAGTTTGTTATATCTCCAGTTAACAAATCTTCTTTCATAGCTATAGCTATATTCTTCAAATGATTTAGATTGCTTATTCTATTTTTTGTCATTATTATTTGTTCTTGTATTACATCAGACGAGTTATGTCTTATGCCTGTGTAACACAGTAAAATATTGTGTTGTAATTCATTAATAGCTGACTTAGATACTCTTAGCGTATTAACTATTACTCCACCATTCTTTTGAAACTCCATAAAATTTATTCCACCCATAACTGCGGCGTATTGATCTTGCTTACCACCAGCTAATCTCATATCTACACGTTCTATCTCCCAAGCTAGATTAGCTATTTCGTATTCAGTTAATCGCATACAGAGAGCTTCTAAACACGCTCCTATAACAGCTACTACAGCAGTACTAGACGTACCAAGTCCTGTTCCGGGAGGTGCATCGCTTCGTATATAAAACTCACACCCGCTCAGTATATCTTTAGAGTCATACTGTCTCATTCTGTTTATGACAGCTTTTACTAAGTCAAGTTTTCCATCATAAGGTAATGAGTAGTTGCTATCATAATAGATAGATTGTTCAAAATCGTGTGAGTGAAGCCCTATCTTCTTAGTATCATTGAGTACTAATGTTACATAAACATATTTGTTTATAGTTACATTGAGTACATACCCGCCTTCTTCATTAACAAATGGTGGAACGTCTGTGCCTCCACCTCCAAACCCTAAACGTAATGGTGCTTTTGCCCTATGTATCATAGCTACTCCTGAAAGAATTTTGAGTTCTTAGCGAATCTCAAGTTAGTATGACTTCCTATGTCAATATAATAATTATCTTTAAGCTCTAACTCTTGTGTTGGAACGCACTTAAGTATATCATCTGTGTGTATATTCTTTCTAAGAAATCTAAAAATATCTTTCTTAAATAAATACACACCACTTCCTTCTATCTTATTATTAACTGCGTTTGTAGCATTTACTTTAATGGCTATATCTTTACTTTTTAAAAAATTTCTTTTGACTAGATTTAAGTTTATATCATGTATAGTATCTCCATTCACTACAGCAAACATCTTGCAGTTATCTAGAAATGGCTGTGCATATAGTATCGCACCTCCGTGTCCTTGAGGTACTTCTTCGTTTACTATCTCAGGCCAATGCTTGTTCTGTCTTAACCACCCTTTGACAGACTTACTCATATAACACAAGCTCAGTATGATATCTTCTTTTTCATATAATTTTAACAAGTAGTGTAGCAAAGGCTTGCCATGTATACTTGTCATCACTTTTGGGTGATACTTTGTTAATGGAAGTAAACGTGTTCCTTTTCCACCTGCTAAAATCAATG